TAGTTTTTTCTGTGATGTATTTTCTTGGAAGATAATAGATTTCCACTCCATACATTCTCAACTGTTCGTTAATTAGATCTTGTATTAAACCTTGCTCTGATCTAGAACCCTGTTGAAAAAAAGGATTTAACATTTAATTATCCTATAAAATCAAGCGGAGGAAGTTCATATGTAGAAGACATTTTCTCTGCAATTGCATCAAGTTCTTTTTGTGCATCATCATAAATTTGTCTTCCGTTTAATTCAACTCCGCCAGGTAATTTTACTCCTTGGAACTTAATCAAATTTTGACCCCATTGCCGTTTAATCAGAGCAGTTAAATATCTTTTTAAGAAAGGATCATTCCAAACTCTACCATAATCGTTTGGGTCTAATGTACGGTAACAATCAATAATTATATAATCATCAACTTTTACGCTACCCCAATCAATATCCAAGTACAATCTGTTTTGTCTCTGATTAAATCTAATTTGTTTTTGGGTGGTTAAAAGAAAATCAATGTCTTCCAAATAACTTTTTGTCATTGCATATGTCAAAATTTCGGTTGATCCAAAATAGTAAATATCATTCAAAAATAATTGATATTTGATACTAAACATATTATTTGTTGTGGTATTTGTTCCATCAAAATGATAAATTTTAGTGACTCCAATAACTGAAGGAGGGACCTGTAAGAAATTACTATTCTCTTTATATGAAAATGTCGTGGCAGTTCCTGCAATAGTCGCTGTCGCTGTTGTTGTCACAATACCAACAGTTGAATTATTTCCAGGAGCTCTTCCTCTGTCAATATCTGCTTGAGTTATTTGATACTTTAAAAAAACTTGTCCTACACCATCAAAATGCCTCTCATAAAAATATTGAAGGGCATCATCAATAAGATCTTCCACCTGCTCATCGGCAACATTTATTTCCAGCACTGGAGCACCCAGTTGTCTTTTGCAATAGTTAATTAGATCTGTTCTACTTGCTGGTTGTGCCATCTATACTTTCTCTCTTGAGAATATTTATGTTGGGGCAGTTGAGACGCCTGCAATAACTAAAATATTTCCATTTACTATATTATAAACAGTTGATCCAGAACTAACTAAAATATCATAAACATATCTACCTTCTTTCAAACTACGAGTGGAGGTAGATCCTAGAGAAATTTTAAACTTACCTCCAATAGCACTTGTAAATCCAACTGCAAAAGATGTTGTAATTCCTAGAGTAGCACCCACAGCAACACTCTTTGACATTGTTGCTGAGGCGGTATACCCCGAAAAACTAAAAGCAGAACTTGAGGTATTTAGAACAGTAAAATTTGTTACAAAATCAGCGCCTGTATGAATGGTTAAATTTACACCTCTAGGAACTCCTGCATCTGGATCAAAAGTAATAGTTTTGTTTGCCATTTTACTCTCCTATTGATCCTAGGTCAGATAAAACCTCTTGTTGTTTGAGATATAGTTTATAGTAAGATTTTGCTATATCCCTTAATGCATCAATATCATTTATACTATCTATTTCAGAAGCATATTTGAAATATTCAAAACTTTTACTTAAATTTTCTAATTGTATCTTATCTAAATCCATTGAGTAACTCCTTTAATAAAAATTTAATTTCATCGATGTCACTTTTCATATTAGCAACTTCATCTTCAATAGTTCGTATTTGTTGATTCTTTTCTTCCTTCATTACTCTTCTAGAGACATACTGTTCGTAGTCCAATGCATTGACATTAATGATTGAATTTGTATGAGGGTCTCTTGCCAAATCAGCATGGCCTTCTACGCTATACATTTCCATATCAAGCAAGAGAAATAACTCTCAATTCTTTGATTCTTGGAACATAAACTTGACTTGTTGATGTCAATAGAAGTTTAATTCTGTAAGATCTAAATGCCGGTAGTTGATCCGCAGTGAATACATATTCTTTAAATTCAATTCCGTCACTAGAGAATCCATATGTATTTGCTTTTGGAACAAATGTATCAGATTCTCCATTGCTATCTTGTTGCGCGATTACTTGGCGTCTGGTATTCAAATTAGAGTATCCAGGGAATGGAACAAAAATGGAATTGAATCCTGGAGTGTTTCCAATCGCGTAGAATGCCCTAAGATCAGAATTTAAATTAACATGCGCGGACACTAAAATTTTAATAGAGGACGCAGAATTTTCTAATGTAATTTCCTTTGAAATATACTGACACGCAGTTGGGTCAGTGTCAATTCCATTTACTCTGCTATCTGTCGCATAGTTTGTAATGACTTGATTTACTCTATTTGATGTAAGGATAACACTTACCCTTTCTGCATCGATGACAGGAGAAACTCTAGTATCCACTGTGGTCATTACTAACTTCATATTAAGAGATTTTGATCCAGTAATATTAGTTAGTTTCGTATCCTCATTTACTTTTGATGCAATTATTCTTGGGCTATCAAGATAATTTGCTTTATTAAGAGCGATAGCTTCAAATCCATTATTAACATATGGAATTTCATTTCCACTTATACTCTTACTTGTAATTGTTCTTACCTCTGCTGTTAGATTTGTACCACGAACAGTGACATTTTGAACCACTGGTGTAATAATTTCAAAAGGCATATTTTGAGTTGCTTTTACATTATAACCGCCTGCAGACTTTGTTCTATTAAGGTATAGTGCTGGATATCCAACATCATTACTTCTATTATCATTATCATTATCAAGGGCAGTCATATCTAGCTTAATGTGATATGAATCAAATGAGATAGGATTGCTTATGGTTACATCATTTAGATTATGTGTTTTATTGATACGTTGTAAGTTTACTCCACCAAGTTCATACTTATAAACAGGTGTTCCTACAGGGTAAGAAAGTGGATTTAAACCTCTTATAATATTTCCAGTAATATTATTTCCACTAACCGATGTATATTCAATAATTTCATTTCCAATCAATAGATACCCAATATTTGTTGTTCCAACACCAACATTTTCAAAAGTAGAGAATTGAGTAGAATCAGTTACCGCAATTGAACCTGTTGAGGAAGCATCATATGCTGCTGTTAGTTTTGTTGGTTTAACATCTGAAAGTGCCCCCGCAATTTTAACTTTATTATCACTAAAATACATTCCGTGATTTTTATGATTAACCTTGATGTGCAGTCCATCATTTATCACAACGATTTCGGTAGGAGTTACATTTCCACCCTGAGTATTACCAACACCGGATAGATTTAATGTTGTTGTTATACCAGAGCTGTTTGTATATCTCATCGTAAATCCAGCACCAGTGACAAAATTACCCTGGACGTTATCTAAAATAAGTTCGCTCGTTAGACCAATCCCTGCTATGGTGAACCTGGCATTTCTCCCGACAGATGCAGCACCAATTGTTGTAATCCCAAGAACATCCCCAAGTTGATATCCAGATCCGCCGCTACTGATGGTCGCTGCTATAGCAACACCATTAGAAATAGTAATATTTGCGGTAGCACCCCTACCACCTCCGGTAATTGTAACTAAATTAACTCCACTGAAAGTTTGAGCTCCGCCCATTATACTAGAGGGAGTGTAACCAATACCTGCGTTAGAAACTGTTAGAGTTCCAGTAGCAGATCCCGCAACCCCAACTAAATCACCTGTTGCATTAGTCCCAAGTTGAGAGAATGTATTCCCTAAAACATAACCAGAATCACCTATGGTTGTTCCAAGACCAACTCTAACTTTCCTAGAACTTAATATTAAAGAGTCTGGTAATAATGTTGCAACTTGGCCATTACCCTCAGATAGCTCTGGGTTATAGAATTCTACAGATCCAGAAGTTAAGAAGTCAGCTCTGTATAGTGTAAATTTAAGATCTTCCCACTGACTTGCTTCCCAAGTTGAAGCATTTTGCGACTTGAATAGAGATCCAAGATATGGTTGGTTGGAGATAAACGTCTGGGTTAACAGATCGTTTTCACCAATTCTAGAAACATAAACACTATACTTTGTGGAGTTTGATGCTAAACAAATGACATATTCCCCTCCAGCCTCCAAATAAACTGGTGCTTTAAATTCAATTGTAGTTGCAACTGATCCATCAGCTGATACTAATACCTGATCAGGATCTAGAACAATTTCTGAAAATGGTAAAATCTTTTGTGTTGGGAATCCATTTTCCATTGTTCTCAGTTGGAAAACAACGGGAATGTCCATATCATCTTTTGTTCTAAAGAAGACATCACACTTAGTAACAAATACACCAGTCTCGTCTTCAACCAAGAATGATTGTGCTAAAGGATCATACCATCCAATTACAACTTGTCTTGAAGACTCAGAAACGACTGTGCTTCCTACAACCTGCGTTCCCAAGTTTCTGTTGACATTTCTACTTTCAAATTCCTGTCTATTTTGAACTCTAGCATTACGAACAGAAATAATGTTTTCCTGAACAGTTTCCAGAGTCCCTGATGATGAAAATGCCTCCTCTGCGATTGTGGTCGCAAGATCTTGATTATTGTTTTCATCATTAACTATGGTAAATGTTTTAGTTCCAGCTTCAAATCTAGGATGATTTACATTATTTGGACTAGGAATAAAGAAACTCCCAATTAGTGTTGCTGATAAGTCAGAAATTAATCTGACATTAGTAATTGTTGCTCTCGCACCGCTCGTTTGTCCAATTAAAACCATACCAGACTCTACATATCCACTAAACTCGCCTTGGGCTTGACTCGCTAGAGAAAAAGTATCTATATTAAGAATATTTGATGTTGATGAGTAAGTTCCAGATAGTGGTTGATTTGTATATGGATTATTTGCAAATGTCACTGTTGGAAAATTATATGGACCCTCTCTGTGATTTGATTGAGCTGCTCTGAAAGTTATTTTAGGCGAAGTGTTATTCAAATCTGGATTTAAACCAGTGTTTAAAAGTGTGCCAATTACTTTTTCTCCAACTTGGAATGCTCCAGAAACCATACTAATTTCTAGTAGTTTCGGAACACAATATCTGGTTACGTTTTTACCATCAAAAAATGCATAAAGTCTTGTAAGTGGTTTAACTTTTTTAGAAATAAATTCAACATTTCTGGATCTCATAAATGGTACGAGATCTCTACTTACAACTCTATCCCCAACAGATGTTCTATCAAATTGCTCTGTAACAATAGTGCGTGTCCCTGTTCTTGTTTGAACTCCTGTTTCCACAATTTCTCTAAAATCATCTCTAATGACTTGAGTTGTTCGAGTTCCCCAAGCAGTTCCAGGCTGTCCAGGTCTACCTGCCCACCCAATCCATTCTCCACCAGAAGAAATCTCTCTAGTTCTTGATGAATCTATAACATCTCTACCTGTCCAGTTAGTCTGCCAGGAGTCCCAGATAACTGAACCAAATCCAGTTTGAGGATCGACATTTTGAGTTCTTGCTAAATTATTGAGGGTTTCTGCATAATTGCCTTCAGTATTAATAACTTTTGCCTCAAGACGAGTGGTGTCAACCCAAGTATCAGAGGATGGCGTCAGTTCTAATGTCCCTTGCCAGAAACTAATAAGAAAAGGAGTTACATTTTCAGATCTTGTTGCAAAAGATTGTTTAATGTATTCAATTTCTGCATAGTCTAGGGTTACTACATCATCTGCTCTCCTGACATTGATTCCCTCAATTATATTAAATTTAAGATCTTCTGTTGGATCAACATTAGTAACAGGACCAAAAATTAAATTGACCGAATTAGTATAGTGGTTTGGTCTTAACTCTTTATTTTTAATATCAATACTATTTTTTATACCAATATTTTCTTCTTGTGGTTTGAAAGAACTAAAATTATCTACAAAAAATCCAGATTTAAATCTGTTCAATCCATCTGCGTCGGGAACAAATAAATTTGCGGTATTGGTTTCTAACAGCGAAAGTGCGGTGTAATATTCAAGATTTCTAATTCTGTTTTCAAGTTGTTTGATATCAACCATACGATATCTTTTATATTCCAAAAATTGAATCGATGCTTGTTCTGGTGTATAAAGATATGGGGGAAGTGTAATTGTTGCTATTTCTATGGCTTCATCAATAAAAACTGGTTTTTCTGGTCTCTCTGCTGGTTGACCATATTGAACTTGAAATACTCCTTCTTTTGTTAAGAAAATTCTGTCAATTCTACCCAAATAATACGCAAATGTGGTTAAAATTGACTCATCTGACGCTAAAATATTACTAGCAGAATTACCAGCGGAATTAAAAGTTCTTCCAAGAAATTCTAGTGGTGAGCGGGAATTTTCAGATACTGTAAAAGGGGAAACTCTTGGTCTAATATCAATGATGTCAGATACCGAATTACCGTTAATCGATTGTAAATCTGTTGAATAATTAAATCTAGAATATGAATTGACTGTGGTAATATCTCCATCATCGGTTGACTCAAAATATCCGTTTGAGAAGTAAACTTTTAATCTTCTTGACGGTTCCTCAGAGTCATTTTTTCTTGTTAAGGTACCATAGTTGTAAATTGTTTCCTCCTGCCCATTGTTAAACTTATAATTCGATGAAATTTCAAAACTACCAGAATCTAAAGTGGTGATAATTCCCTCTACTTTTGATTCCGAGAAAGATGCAGTTTCT